CACAAAAGTTATTATTTGGGAACTCTTCATGAAGCATCCAACAGATTATGAAGGGATGCTCGAAGGCTTACATATCATGCATCGCAATCTGCACGATACAAAAGCCCTTTCTTATCTTGCCCTGAACAGCTGCAGCGACATTTCGCTAAGCTTGAAGGACTTAGCATTTGAGCATACTGGCAACTATGCCCAAGATGATATTCAGGACATCACTAAGATTCCGATGCCTGAACTCTTGGAGTATAACGCCACCGATACCATCGCAACTTGGTATGTTTATGACAAATACCGAAAGGTGGTTAAGAAGGAGCAGGAATCTGTCTATCAAGACGTCTTTCGCCCAACTCTTAAAACACTGACCCAGATGGAACTCTGTGGCACGCCTATCAATATGGGTGCCGTGCTCAATGCTCAACGTAAAATGGATGATATCCGTCGAACGCATTTCGAAGCCATTATGGCCAATCCTATTATCCAGGATTTCGAAAAGCTCCTACGGGAAAAAGAAGCTGAGAAAGCTAATAAGAAATTGAAGAAGCTACGCAAAACAGCAGATGATTTCCTTAGCTTCCGATTTAATCCGAATAGTGATACTCAGCTAATTGTCCTTCTACACGAGTACTGGGATCTCCCAGTGATCGAGAAGACAGATGGGGGTAACCCCTCTACCAAGAACGCTGTACTACGTACGTTAATCGAGCGTGTAAACAATTCTAGGAAATGGGGACCCGAGATCAGTGAGATACTGGACCACATCTGCGAACTGCACGAAGTGTCCAAAATCTTGAACACGTTTATACCTGCGTTCAAGGACAACAGTATCCCAAAGAACGGATGGCACTACTTGCATGGCGGATTTAATTTGGGTGGCACCAAGTCTGGACGGCTATCTAGCTCAGAACCTAACTTGCAGAACATCCCGAGCACAGGAACGCAATATGCCAAACTCATTAAAGGATGTTTCCAGCCCCCGTTGGCCACGATACAAGGACAAGATCCTGAATGGATATTTGTTGGAGCTGATTATGCATCCCTCGAGGATCGTATCTCTGCCCTCCTCACAAAGGATCCCAATAAACTGGCCGTTTACACAGACGGGTATGATGGGCACTGTCTTAGAGCGTATTATTACTTCAAAGAACAAATGCCCGATATCACCGCGGAACTCGAAGCAGGAGCTGATCGAGTAACAACAATTAATTCAATTGAGTACCGTTACCCGAAGCTACGGCAACATTCCAAAGGTCCAACTTTTGCACTCACCTATATGGGTACTTGGCGCACATTGGTGAAAACTTTTGGACTGCGCAAGGAAGTCGCTCAGGCCATTGAGGATAATTATCATGAGCTCTATGAAGTGTCCGATAAGTGGGTCATGGATCGTCTGGAAGAAGCCAGCGAAAGAGGATATGTCGAACTTGCCTTTGGGCTTCGCTTGCGTACGCCTCTCTTGCAAAAAGTGGTCTTCAACAGCTACTCCATGCCATTCCAAGCCCATCAAGAAATGAAGACTGCAGGCAATGCACTAGGTCAGAGTTATGGTCTTCTAAACTCTCACAGTGCAAACCTGTTCATGGAACGAGTCTGGAATTCTAAATTCAAGTATCAAGTTATGCCTGCTATGCAAGTGCATGACTCCCAGTACTATATGGTACGTAACACGTTAGAGTGCCTAAAGTGGGTCAACGATAACTTGATTGAATGCATGGAATGGAACAAATTAGCTCCGATCCAGCATCCTGATGTGCACCTTGGCGCTACACTTGAGCTTTATCATAAGACTTGGGCCGAAAAGATCTCTATTCCAAATAAAGCTTCTAAAGCTTCTATTCGGTATCACATCTTCGCAGAACGTTTGCTAAGAAAGATTAAAGCACATACTGAACACTTTCTTAAAGCTGCGTAGCGGCTCCGCCTTTTTTTCGCATACAACGAGGTTTTTATGTCTTATACAAATTACAATAATATCCCATTGGTGCTATCCGTCTGGTTAGCTGCTAATGATGGATACGATCTGAAACAATCAGATAACGTTGTGAGTGCTACATCACTCATGAAGCCTACGAAGAGTCTGATTCTAGGCAATCGAGTGCATGCTTCTGAAACAGAGGAACAAGTAGTCGACGTCAGTGACCTTGTGCCATCTCGACTAGGCACAGCCGTGCACACCGCTGCAGAAGTAGCCTGGCTCTATTCTCGTGAATCTGCGTTAACAGCTTTGGGTTATCCTCAGCAGGTAATCGATAAGATTCGGCTGAATCCTGACGAACCTGGAGAGGATCCGCAGTTCGATATCTATCTTGAACAGCGTAGTAGCAAAGCAATTGGTAAGTGGGTTATCTCCGGCAAATTTGACTTTGTTGAGAACGGTCGTGTGAAAGACATCAAAACCACAAAGACCTATAACTGGATCAAAGGATCCAACGATGAGAAATATCGGATCCAAGGCTCTATCTACCGTTGGCTCAACCCAGAAATCATCACAGATGACTATGTAGATATCTTGATGGTCTTCACGGATTGGAGCCCTCTTAAAGCCAAGGTAGATAAGGATTATCCTAAAGCTAATATTCAAGTACGTACGCTGCCACTCATGTCTCTTGAAGAGACTGAACGGTGGATTAAGAACCGCCTGACTGAAATAGAACGTTATTGGGATGCCCATCAAGACACTATGCCGGCCTGTACTCCGGAGGAACTCTGGATGGACCCGCCCAAATACGCGTACTACAAGAGCCCTAAGGCCCAGCGAGCCACTAAGCTGTACAACACGCCCCAGGAAGCTAACGCGCATAAAGCACGTGATGGAATCCCTGGATCTAAAGTAGTCGAACGTAAGTCTGAACCGAAGTTCTGTAAATACTGTGAAGGTCGCCAGATCTGCTTGCAGGCACAGAACTATATCGCGGAAGGCCTGCTTAAACTGTAGGAGCAATTATGCAAACTGACTACCTCAACCTACCCTTCCATCCAATGATGGAGCGAATTGTCGATATCTTGCGTCGTAAAACCCAGAATCAAGATCCGGTATTCTTTCGGCTCGTAGTGAGTTATCACTTCGCGAAGGTCGCTTCAATGATGCGTACCCGGGTACAGCTGGCAGATGACCAGATTGTTCCTGTGAACATGTACGCCATCAATTTAGCGCCATCTGGGTCTGGCAAAGGTCACTCGAACAATATTATCGAGGAAGAAATCATGGCCGGGTTCCGTCAACGGTTCCTGGAACATACATTTCCGACAATTGCTGAAAAACGTCTGACCAAACTCGCACATCAACGTGCCATACGAGACCAGACTGATCCAGATCTAGAGCTCGATCGCGCAAAGGCTGAATTCGAAGAACACGGCCCGCTACTGTTTGGATTTGACTCAGGTACCGGTGCAGCCATTAAGCAAATGCGTGCCAAACTCCTGATGGCAGGAGCCGGATCCATGAACTTTGAAATGGATGAAATTGGCTCCAACCTGACCGGTAACACTGAAGTTCTGAATCATTATTTGGAACTTTTTGACACCGGCCGTATCAAGCAGAAACTCGTCAAAAATACTCGAGACAACATGCGTTCCGAGGATCTTTTTGGCGCTACACCTACTAACATGTTGCTATACGGCACGCCTACAAAGCTACTAAATGGCTACAAGTTGGAAGACGAGTTCTACGAAATGCTAGAAACAGGCTATGCACGCCGTTGTTTCTTTGGCTTCTCTCGGTTCCGTAAAGGAGCTGAGAACACAAGTCCTGAAGAAATGTACAAGCTTTACCACGACAAGACAGCATCTAAATATCTCGTAACTCTGAAAGACCGGTTCACGCAGCTGGCTAATCCAGCTACATTCAACCAGGTATTGCAGATGAAGAAAGATGTGATGCTAGCCTGGTATGAGTATCGCATTCACTGTAATAGAATTGCTTCTAAACTCTCTGAGTACGATGAAGTCCGAAAAGCTGAAACAGTGCACCGTTACTTTAAAGTAGCCAAGTTGGCTGCAGTATATGCATACATCGATAAAAGCCCGTACATCTCGATGGACCACTTGCACTATGCCATCGCAATGGCTGAGCAATCTGGTATTGCACTTAAAGGCATTCTTAACCGAGAAAAAGCTCATGTGAAGCTCTGTAATTATATTTGCACTATTGGTAAAGAGCTGACCCAAGCTGACCTCATTGAAGATTTACCGTTTTACAAAGGCTCCGAACAAGCCAAGCGGGAAATGCTCACGCATGCAACCGCGTATGGCTATAAGAATGGCATGTACATTCGTTCTGAAATTGTAGACGGAATTCAATTCCTGTCTGGGAAGAAAGTACCAGAAACAGATCTTGACAGGATCAAACTATCCTTTAGCACCCAAATCACAGAAGGTTATCGCAACCAAGAAGTCCCTTTCGATAAACTCTATAAACTTATCGAGAAAAAAGGCTATCACTGGTGTAATCACTTTCTTAGTGAAGGTTATCGCGACGAAGACCATGTAGTTGGAGACGCTAATCTTGTAGTTCTGGATGTTGAAGATAGCGTTGACCTGGATACAGCAAAGCTACTACTCAAAGATTATGCATGGTTACTCCATACTACGAAGTCGCATACAAAAGATGCGCATCGTTATCGGATCATTCTGCCTACTTCGCATCACTTTGAATTAAGCAAAGCTGATTACCGGGATTTCATGCGAAATATCTATGAATGGTTGCCGTTTGATGTAGATAGAGCAACCCACGATAGATGCCGTAAGTGGTTGACCTGCAAGGGAAATTACTGGTACAATAAAGGCCAACTTCTGGACACAATGCAGTTCATTCCCAAAACCAAGAAAGCTGATGATCGTAAGCAATTGCTTGCCAATCAAACCAACCTGACAGCCCTCGAAAGATGGTCTATCAATCAGGCAGGTCGGGGCAATCGCAATCATACACTTGCCCGATTTGCTTTTACTTTGGTTGAACTTGGCCAATCCTTTGATGCTATTCGCTCACAGGTATTGGATATGAATCAGAAGCTGGATGAACCTCTGGATGATTCAGAGATTCATAGTACTATTCTGACTTCGGTCAACAAACGCATAGCACAACGAGGTACCACTAATGTCAATGAATAAACGACTCGTGCTTATCGCAGGCAAATCCGCATCTGGTAAATCCGCCAGTTTGCGAAATCTTCGAGACCCGGAAGGAGTATTATTCTTGAACTGCGAAGCAGGAAAAGATCTGCCCATGCCGGCGAAATTTCGTAAACTGACGGTTACAGACCCTTACCAGGTATGGGATGCCTTCGACAAAGCCGAACAATCCGAGAAGATTCACACGATTGTCATTGACACCTTCACATTTCTCATGGACATGTTCGAAAGCGTCCACGTCTTGCCTGCTACCAATACAATGCAAGCCTGGGGACAATACGCACAGTTTGTGAAAACACTCATGCAGGATAAAGTCGCTAATAGCAGCAAGAACGTAATTATTCTGGCTCACACGATGGATATTCTAAATGAGCAGGAAGGTGTCATGGAAACTCTGGTCAAAGTGAAAGGATCTACTATGAACCAGGGCGTAGAAGCATTCTTCTCCTCAGTGGTCTCTGCTAAGAAAGTACCGCTCAAGAAACTTGAGAAGTACGAGAACGACCACCTCACTATCACCCCGGAAGAAGAAGCCGTAGGCTTTAAGTATGTCTTCCAAACCCTCCTTACTAAGGAGACTGTAAACGAGCGTATCCGCAGTCCGATGGGCCTCTGGTCTCGCAATGAGACATTCATCGATAATGATGCGCAATTTCTGCTCGATCAATTGAACGAGTATTATAAGTAACCCCGACTCCGTCGGGCTTTAGACTGACGCAAGTCAGTTTCCTCTTCCACAAAAAGGAGCTCATTTATGAGTATTGAAGCACTTCAACTCGGCGCCAATGTCGAGAAACCTGAAGAAGACGTCATCGTAACAGGTGGTGGGTTCACGCTGGACACGGGACTTTACCCGATGGTCATCGAAAACGCATACCTCGAGAAGACGGATTCTGGCGCCATGATGATGCACGTACACCTGAAACGTAAAGCTGGTGGTAACCAGGTTTACCGTTTCAAGAACTGTATCGTTTCTGGCGATGCTAAGGGTAACAAGCCCACCTACTTTGACCAGAAGTCGAAGAAGGAACGTCCGCTTCCTGGTTACAGTCAGATGGATCAGATCTGCAAAATTGCCGGCGGTATCCCGCTGAGCCAGATCGAGCCGGAAAAGAAGCTGATCAAGCTCTGGGATTTTGACGCAGGTAGCGAGGTACCGCGTGAAATGCCCGTGGTCACTCAGATCATCGGACAGGAAATCTTGGCCGGTATCCAGTTCCGCCGTGAAAACAAGCGTGCGAACCAGAACGGTACGTGGGTTGATACTAATGAACCCCGTGAGTTCAACGAACTGGATAAGGTCTTCTATCCGGACGGTTACACCGTAACCGAAAAAGCTGCAGAAGCTGAAGAAGCAGTTTTTGTCGAGAAATGGGCAAAAGCTTTTCCTGACGGTACTGTTGTAGACAAGTTCAAGAAAATCGCTGGTGCTCCTGAAGCATCAACGGGTGGAACTGCTCCGGCATCTACTGCCGCAGCTGCTCCTGACGACTTGTTCAGCGACTGATGCGATACATTGGAATCGATCCAGGCGCAAAGGGAGCCCTTTGTGTCCTGGA